TCGCTTCTGCATTGCCTGGATAAGAAGCTCATCCCATCCGGCTGTGCGTGGGCGGTGGTCATCGCCGAGGAAGGCGAAGTATTTATATTCGCCCTTCTTTGCGATCGCGCTCGCTGCCTTGTTTATTGGGTAAGCCATGCCCCGGGTTTCGTTCTGAATTGTCATGCACTTGTCTGCGCCTACTTCGTATTCGTAGGCATCGTGCTCTGGATCGTTTGCGTCAATAACGAAGAGGATGTCTGAATGTGTGGAAAGGCTATCGTGCTCTGCCAATAGTTCGACTGCGTTGCGTGGGCGTCCTCTGCTTGGTACGAGGATAATCATTTCATTCATTTGTGGTCGCAATTTCGCCGGCGATCGCTGCGTATGCCGCTAAATCTATGAAGGAGTCTTCTGTCTCTGTCTCCATCAATCGTGCGACTTTAACTAGCGCCATGCATATCGCCACTTGCTGTGGGGTGATCTGGTGCTCGAGATATGTCGTCCATAAGTCTGCAATGCGCCGGTGGTTGGTTCTTGGATCGCCGTATGTCTTCTGGCGATCTTTGGCTGTGAGTCGGTGCGCTTCTTGAAGAATATCCCCCCGATACATCAATTACTTTGCTCCGCGTCCGAAGTCGCTTGCTCTGGGATCTATCGCCTTCAAGATTGGGCCGGCGATTGCTGCGATCCCTACTGCAAGGTATTCCTTGAGTGGGCGGTTTGGATCTACAAGATAAAGAGCTGCGACTGCTGCTGCTCCTGCTCGCAGGTAGGTCATGATGATCGCTTCGATCTTCTTCTTATCCATTTGTTATCTCCTTAAATTTAGGGCGGCCAAATCCTACGATAAATACTGGCAGAGAGGGTTGAACCTTGCCGCGATTCTTCTTCTTGAATGCTCGGATCTTCTTGCAGACTTCGCCGCCGTTGCGCTGGTCGCCCTTCTTGTCTGGGCTGGTGTTACCTTCTACTGTGGTGACTGTGCCGTTGCCGTTATTGCTGATCACGATTCCAACGTGTGAAATGCGATCGAGCGCGTCGCCGGGAAAGTCAAAGAAGACGATATCTCCTGGCTGTGGTTCTGCTGCTTCAGCAAGTGTCCAGGCGTTCTTGTCCATGAAGCCTGTTGCTCCTGCTGGCGTGTAGGTGCAATTCGGGATCTTGATCCCTGCTTGCTTTGCGCACCAGTTTACGAATGCTCCGCACCAGGCTTGGTTTGCCTTCTGGTATTTCGTTTGGTTATCTGCTGGCCCTTCAATGTATCCGAGTTCGGATTGTGCTACATCTAGAAACTTCTCCAGTTGGTTCATTTTCTTCCCCCTTTTGCTTTGTTATTTTCCAAGAGTAGGCTATAAATCTCATCTACTCTGGTTTCGACTCTGGAAATTCTATCGCTTACGGAGCTGCCGCCGTTGGGCTTCAATTCTGCAAGGTAATGCTTGACGAGCCATCTGGTTATCGCTGCAAAGGCTCCGGCGATCGTAAGAATTGAAACGATCAGAGCTGCGTAATCTTGGGCGGTCATCTCATCTTCTCTCCTGGCTTCTTCTGGATCCCCGATGCTTCTACTTCGTCGACGGCGTCGTCGATCGTCCATAATAGAGGAACGATATCAGTGACTAGCGTGTCCATTGGTCTTTCTCAACCACACTTGATAGCCATTTTCTATAATCGTTGAGTCGTCTTTTACGCTTTTAATAAAAGCATCGTATGCCTGTTCTGTTTCTTCATTAAATAAAACATCATCTAAAGCCATCACTCCACCATCTTTAAGCATAGCCCAGGAAAGTCTTGTGTCAGATTCGATTCCTTCTGTTGAATGGTCGCCGTCAATATAAATAAAATCAAATTTCTGATCTTGATTTTGTTCTAGCCAGACCTTACTGTCGCTTTTTATTTTTATAATTTTGTCAGCGTATGGGAGTGTTTCTTTATCAAAGTATTGCTCTGTGCCTAAAGTTTGCCAAATATCCACACAAGTAATGGTTGAGTTTTCTCCAGTTAAAACATTTTTAATTTGTTCAATAGCGCTGACGCCTTTATAGGAACCTATTTCAAGGAATCTCAAGTTTGATTTTCCAATAAACTCATTCATATTCCTATTAAAGAATTCATACGCACCCATATCGAAATACCAATTATCTGAATAATTTACATCACTCACAAATATATCTTTTACTTCATCGTAGTACGCACCAATTCCTGCATAAACGCCACGAATGTTTCCGTTGTAACTGGTGCGAAGACAGCGCTGTCCACGTATTTCTCCGTAATGTGCTTCCCAGTCAGAGATTCCATCAACGACTTCCCACTCGTTGCGCCCTACAATAACTTCGGTCACGATGTTGTCTTGATTAAGAAATGCGTAGTGCGCCATTAGACAGTCACCGTTCCTGTTCCTGCTGTAAATGTATAAATTGTATTCCCACCGCTTGTTGTTTTTGTGTAAGTTAAACCGCCGCCGATTGAAGTGAAATCTAAGAATGTGTTTGGATAAGACAAGATAACAATTCCAGAACCACCCGCGCCTTTGGTTCCCTGGCTGTTGCTTCCGCCACCGCCACCACCACCTGTGTTAGCCGTTCCATCTGCGTTAAATGCTGCTGCTGTTGCACCGCCGCCCGAACCACCTGCAGCGTAATAACTTCCTTGTTGTCCAGAAGCTGATCCACCACCGCCACCTGCATAAGTAACTGAAGATCCTGAAATGCTTGATGATGATCCGTTTCCACCTGCGCCAGGTGCGGTACTGCCAGATCCACCTTGACTTCCTGCGGCTCCTGCTCCACCACCGCCGCCGCCGACGGATTGGTTTGTACCGCTCTGCGATAGTCCAGCGCCGCCGTTATTGCCTTGTGATGGTGAAGTGCTCGGTGTGTTTCCTGAACCGCCAGAGTTTGGAGTTCCTGCATTTGCGGAACAACCGCCGCCACCTGATCCGCCGTTGCTTCCACTCTGATTAGACTTCGTTCCAAATCCACCACCGGCAGATGTTATTGTTTTTAAGACGGAGTCTGAACCATTAGTTCCGTCTGTAAAAGATCCGTAGCCACCAACAACGCCAGCAGAACCGCCTGCTCCGACGGTTACTGTAAATGATGCGCCGATGCTGAATCCTGTGTCAGTTCTGAAACCACCCGCGCCGCCGCCGCCGAATAATGCGCCGCCGCCGCCTGCGACGACAAGGTAGTCAACGGTCGTCGGTGCTATGGCCGGGGCTGCTCCGCTTCTGTATCCGCGCACTGATCCGTTTGCCAGTGATGTGAGTATTGGCATCCTTTCCCCCTATGCAAATTTCGTCTGTGATTCGAGCACGACGTATGTCGGTGTGGCTGCTGTCTTGACGATCGTGAAAGTGTAAGCGTCGATCGCACTTGCGTTTCCTGCTGTGATCGCTGCTGGCACTTTCGGTGTGACTGTTGATGCGTCAATCTGGATAACGTTTGGGTAGTAAGCGGTCGCGCCGTTTGTGTTAAGCCATACCAAAGTAATCGCATCTCCTACTGCGAGCTTACTACTGAGTGATGCTCCTGCGCTGTATCGAAAGTTTAGCGTGTGGTTTGCTGTTGCATTTGTGGTGTAATACCAAACCGATGCTGTGCTCACATCAAAGTTAATCGTTCCGGTCGCGGCTGCTGCCACTACGTTGACGTCTTCTTCTAGGCCCCTGATTATGCCGTCGGTGAAGACCGCTTCGTTGATCACTGGCGCTGTTAGTGTCTTGTTTGTCAGCGTCTGCGCTGTGGTCAGATCGGCGGTGACGGCTGTGTCGATCGAGACTGTGACGGTTCCGGAAGTGCCGCCGCCTGATAGCCCTGTGCCTGCCGTTACGCCAGTGATGTCGCCTGACTCTGGTGTTGCAAATTGGAAGAAAATGGCTGCGCTGGTGCTAGTGAAATAAAGGACTCCGCCTTGATATTGAGCAAGAATAAGCGATCCGGATGTGTTGATTGTCGCCGTTCCTGCTGTGATCGTGCAGACTCCTGCTCCGCGATTCTGAATGGTGACGATGTCGCCTGCTGCAAACAACGCGGTGTTGACTGTGATCGTCGTTGATCCTGCATTTGACATTGCGACGGTCGTTCCTGCATCTGCTGCCACCAGCGTATAACTGATTATCTTTGCGGTCGTATCTCCGCCGAGCATCGCTGTCTGTTGCAGCGATGTCATCTGCGCTGCAGTGAGCACCTGCCCTGTCGTAAATGTCTGCTTTGCCATTTCTTCTCCTTGTTAGTAGCTTAAAACGCCGGCGGTATCTAGGATGCCCTGGGTTGCACTGTCTAGAATAAATGCTTGGATGATCGGTTCGCTTGTGAGTATCTTAGTCGTGAAGGTTGTCCTTGTTATGTCGTGTTGCACGCCTTGCACGAATAATTCTCGGGTGATTGATGTGGATCCTGGCATCGACTTTGTGACGTTGACGAGGTCGAATATCTCCAATTCAAGGCCTGCGATGTTCCTGGCTGTCTCGCCGTCATCTACAAGATTGAGCGTCATCGAATCAATGCGAAGGGTTGCGTCCTTGCGTGATGCCAATATCAGCGATGCCTGGTCTAGTGATTCCTGATCCGTTTGGACAAGAATGCCGGTTCTGGCTCCTGAGTGGATGAAATAACTATCGATTGATGTCTGATCGCTTACTATCTGGCTGGTTCCGTTTAGTCTTTGAACCGAGACGTTATTTACGATCAAGGTGTCATCGAAGGCTAGATCGATCTGGGCGTATCCGATTTCGGTTCCGTCGTC